AAGGATTACTAATTAAACAAAAAATCGCTATGCGTAATAAGACATTAGAAACGATTAATTCTGAATTAGAAGCATTAATGAAACGTTCAGAAGAAGTAGAATCTGCTATCGAAGCAGTCGAAACTGAAGAAGATTTAAACGATGTGGAAGCTCAAATTGAAGAGATTCAAGAAGAGTCAACTTCAAAAAAACAAGAAAAAGAAAACTTGGAAAAAGAAATTTCTGAGTTGGAAACAGAATTAAAGGAATTAGAAGAAAAGGAACCAGAAAAGGAGAATAAAAGAAACATGGAAAATATTAATAAAGTTGAAACACGAAAAGCATTAAATGATTATATCCGTACAAAAGGAGAAAAACGTGACGGATTAAAAATTGTGGATGGAGGAGCATTAATTCCTGTTGAAGTGTTGAAACCGCAACTTCAAAAAACACGTAATGTAGATTTATCAAAATTAGTTCGAGTGGTTAAAGTAAATTCAGCTTCTGGTAAATATGCAGTAATTAGCAAATCTAAAAACAAAATGAACACTGTAGAAGAGTTGGAAAAAAATCCTGAATTAGGAAAACCAAAAGTAACTCCAATTGACTGGTCTGTAAAAACATATCGTGGCCAATTATCAGTTTCGCAAGAGATGATTGACGATGCTGCTTATGACATTATGGGATTAGTTGAAGAAGATGCTGCAAACCAAGATGTAAACACTAAAAACTATGCAATTGCAGAAATCTTTAAAACTGCAAAACCAGAAAGTGCGAGTGGATTCGACGGATTAAAAGATATTATCAACAAGAAAGTTTCATCAGTATATGATGTCATCTTAGTTGTGACGGATTCAATGTTTGCTGCCTTGGACAAAGTGAAAGACAAACAAGGTCGTTATATGTTACAGCCTGATCCAACATCTCCAACAGGTTATAAATTTAAAAATAAAATTATTTTCCCTGTTCCAGACGAATTGTTAGGTAGCGAAGGCGACATGAAAGCATTTATTGGTGATGCTTTTGAATTTGTAACATTATTCGATAGAACACAAACAACTGTACGTTGGACTCCACATGAATTATATGGAGAAACCCTAGGACTATTCTCACGCTTTGATACAAAAGCAACTGACAAAGATTCTGGTGTATTCGTAACATACACTGACGCTGTGTAGGAGTAGACTATGACGTACGAAGTAATTCGTGCATTTGCTGACATTACCGACCGTTCGGAAGAATTTCCAAACGGTCGGTTTTATAATTGTGGGGATGTATATCCTGCTAAAGGCAAAGTAAGTAAAGCACGACTATTGGAACTATCGACTACTGATAATACAGCTGGAGTTATTTTCATCCAACAGACAGAAGGAGATGATAATAATGGAACAGAAACTGATACTAGCTCTTCTGAAAGCTAAGCTAGGGATTAGCGGAACATTTAGAGATGAGTATTTAAACCATTTAATTTTATCAGTGCAAGATGAAATCAAAAAACAAAAGAAGATTAAACTTGATATTAATCGATATGATCACATGGATTTCTTAATCGACTATTCAGCCTTTAGATATGACAACCGCGATAATAATATTCTGATGCCTAAACATTTACAGTATCGACTTCATAATCTACTACTAGAAAATTTAAGGAGTGATGTAGATGTGGAATAAAGAGATTGTCTTAATCAAAAAGAGAATTAATGGAACGGATGAAATCGGGAATCCAATCGTTGAATTGATTAAACGAAAGATTCTTGCGACTGAAAAAAACGTAACAAACGCAATGCTGTTCTATGGCGCTCAATTCGGATATAAGCCAGTATTCGTAGTTCAAGTTCGATGGTTCGAGTACAAACGCGAATCGTTCTTAGAATGCGATGGCATCAAGTATGTTATTCGAAGAGCATTCAAGCCAAAAAATGGAGAATTCACTGAGCTGCAATGTGAAGAATTGGTGGGAGAGAAGTATGAGCTTTAATCTTGAAGCAGAGATTACTAAAGCACTCAGCACCTTTAATGAAGATGTATCAAAAGAAATTGAAGAATCTGTAGATAATTTAGCTGACAAAACAGCTTCTAAGTTGAGAGGGGCATCTCCTGTACGCACTGGAGAATATGCAAATGACTGGGATGTAAAAAGAGATAAACGTGGAAGGCGTATCATTTACCAAAAAGAAGAATACAGAATCGCACATTTGCTAGAGTTTGGGCATGCTAAAAAGAATGGTGGACGAGTTGCAGCAATCACTCATATTAAACCAATTGAAACTGAAGTTATAAAGGAATTTGAAGAAGATATTAGAAGGAGGTTAGGAAGCTAAATGATGACACTACAGGAACTATATAAACAGCTTAAAAATCTACACTTACCTGTCCAATACTATATGTTTCAAGAAGGACAAGCTCCAGCCTTACCTTATATTATTTACTACAATCCAACAGAACAACATGCAAACGCAGATAATAATACACATCTTGTAAATAAAGATGTGATTATTGAAGTTTATTCAGACTTTAAAGATATAACGTTAGAAGAAAAAATGAGAGAACTATTTCATAAAAATAAATTAACATATACATTCCAAGAAACGTATTTGAAAGATGAAAGAATGTATATGGTAGCATATCAAATTACACTTTAAAAGGAGAGATTTATAAATGGGTCAAGAATTATCACAAACACCTAAAGCAGAAAACAAAGTTACGTTTGGTTTGGAAAACGTGCACTGGAGTAAACCAACTGTAGGAACTAGCGGCGCAATTACCTATTCTACGCCAGAAAAATTATCAGGTTCTATTGAATTACAATTAGATCCACAAAGTACAGATATTAAATTAAAAGCAGATAATATTGATTATTATGTATCAGCTTCAAACGATGGATATACTGGAAAAGTTATTATGTATAATGTTCCAGAAGAATTCTTGCAGTATGCAGTAGGAGAAGAAAAAGTTGGAGAGTTAATTGCTGAAAGAAGCAGCTCGCAAGGGAAACCTATCACGCTCTTATTCCAAATTGAAGGGGATGTTCATGCGGTTCGCCACTGCTTAACTCAAGTAGTTGTTAAACGTCCAAAAGTTAATTCAAAAACGAAGGATGGAAGTAACTTTAATAACGTTGAATTAGAATTCATTTCTAGCCCTCGTGCGACAGATAAAGTGGTTAAATATAAGACATCTAAGAACACTTCAGAAGAAACTTACAATAAATTCTTTGAAGAAGTAAAAGCTACAATGTAAAGGAGAAATAAATGAAACGAACTATCGAAATTCAAGGTAAGAAAATTACATTGGAAAGTAATGCATTCACAACGCTTTTATATAAAAAACAATTTAATAAAGATTATTTCAAAGAATTGTTAATTGTTGCAAAAGTATTCAAAGGTAGAGATTCATTTTCTTTAGAAGATCTAACAGCAGAAAGTCTAGAAGCATTCGATTCAGAATTATTCTATCGCCTATTCTGGATTTTTGCTTTCACTGCTGATTCAACAATCCCTGACTTTTTAGAATTCTATCGTGAGTATGAATTTTTAACACTCGAAGATATTATTGAAAACGTTGGAGAGCTACTGAAGGTTTCTTTAGTAACTAAAAAAAAACAGATTCCAGTGAAGAAGCAAGCGAAGAAGCATTCACGGTAGAAACATTTCTGCTTTGTTGTAAAGAAAGTGGTTTATCCATTGAAGAATTAAGACACTTATCAATTGGAGGAGCGTTAGATTTTCAAACTGATTATGTTAATTTACATAGTCAACATAACTCTGAACAAGGGGATACTAGAAAAGCAACGCAAAGTGATATGGATAACTTTTAGGCTACTGATTTTCAGTAGCCTTTTTTATTCGAAGAAAGGAGTGATAAGATGGCAGGAAACATTAAAGGTATTACGATTGAATTACAAGGTAATGTCCAACCATTAGAGCAAGCACTTAAAAAGGTAAATGCAGTTGCTAAGAGTACAGCGAGTGAAATGAAACAAGTGGATAAAGCTTTGAAGTTTAATCCTGCCAGTGTGGAATTAATCACTCAAAAACAAACATTACTCTCTAAACAAATTGAAAACACAAAAGAAAAGCTTACTACTTTAAAAAATGCACAAGCAGAAGTTGAAGCACAATTTAAAGCAGGTAAGATTGGTGAAGAAAATTATCGTGCTTTTAAACGTGAGTTAGAAACAACAGAAAGCACATTAACGCATTATAAAACACAATTAACAAATCTTAATAAAGAACAAGAAAATCTTGGAAAATCTACTGAAAGATTATCCAGATTCTTTTCTGCCACCGGCAAGGATATAGAAGCCTACAGACATGTTTTAGGCGATAAGCTGACTGATTCTATCAAGAACGGAAAAGCCTCCAGCAAAGACATGGAACGCGCATTAGAATTGATGGCAAAGGAAGCTTCAAATGGCAAGGCAGATATTAACGCATTAAGGGATGCATTAGATAAATTAGATGATGGCGGGAGTATCAAAAATGTTAAGAAGGAACTCGAAGATGTTGGAGATGCTTCCCAAAAATCAGCAGAAAAAACAAATAAATTATTAAGCCAAGGAAACTTGCAACAAGCTGCTCAAGTTGCTTCTCAAGCAGGTCAATCAATGATTGATTTTGCAGGTAAAACTCAAGAAGCATTCAGAAACGTAGATGCTGGCTTTGATATTATCATCACTAAGACAGGCGCAACTACAGACGAAGCATTAGACGGATTTA